TATTTATGAGTGTAGGCAATGACATCACCACCATTATTAGCTTTAACTAATTTCTTCAATCTAGGAAAATCTATCTTGGTATTATTGCCGACAATGTCGCCAACTATATTATATCTCCAAAGTCTTTTAGGATTTTCCTGTCTAAACTTTCTGACACTGCTGACAAATTCATCCCAGTTATTATTTTGAGATTCGCTATATCGATCCCAATGTAGTCTTATAGGGAAGCGTTCACCATAACAACCATTGTTCTTTAGACTACAAGTATCAGGACAAGTTTTTCTTGGGCTATAGCTTGTAGGCATATCGCCAACTTTCCTAGATTGTGTATTATTGATGAACTTGTATTGCATTATTTATTTTCCAATGTAGTAGTTTCTTCTAAATGCCTTATCAACATATCAAGACCTAAAACGACTCCTTTATATTCTGCACAACTATGGCTATCATTTACCCAAGAATCATCGGATTTAATATCTTGTACAATATTTTTTATTCTTTCTAATGTAATCTGCATTATTTATTTTCCAATGTAGTAGAATATTGAACTCTTAAATTATTATAGTCATCAATATGTGGGTTAGGTAAAATTTGCACATTAACTTTTTTATGTTCAGGACAATTCTCAATCGCTAGGTCAACTTTTGATGTAATGTACTTCATAGCGTCTTTTAAATTGTTAAATACATGAGAGTGTTTTTCTCCTATCTTGTTAACAAAAACCTTTTTTTCAAATTTATGTTCATTCATTTTTATCTCCTAAAAAACTACTATGGACTATAAAATATTTACTGTCAAATATTTTTTTTTCTCTATCTAGGAAATAAAACATACTGGCTATTAATTTCCTCTGCCATCTCCAAAAGATATTCTCTTCTTTCTTCTGCATTGTAATTATAATTTCTAAAGTATTCATCTTCTGACACTTTTATATTGCAAAATTCAAGAAGCTCTTCATTAGTATAAGCTGACAAAGGTTTTTCATCTGACGGATTAAATGACATATCTCCATACACTCCCATTATGCTGACAAGTTATAAATATCTTCAAAGTTATAAAACCTACCTCTGAAACTTAGGTATTTAAAATTCGCTAGGTTAAAAGTTCTATAATGCTTTGCGTTATGATCGTAGGCGACAAAAGCAAAATCAGGTTCATCTTTTCTGCCTGTTCCCTTGATGTGTTTTTTGACACCTAGCGAAATATTGTATCTCTTGATAGCGTCTGCACTGTTGGAATAGTATCTTAAACCTACAAATCTGTTACCTACCAATTTTCTAAGGTTAGCCAAAAATAAATCTGCTACCTCTTTTTCTTGTTTTTCTGTATCTTGCATTTTCATCTCCTATATAATCGTGAATATCCAAATAATAAATCCTAAAATTGCTATTGTCAATAGTCTAAAAATAAATAATATCATTTCATACATTATGGTAGTCTCCCTGTAAATCCATAATTATCATCATTGATGACAACTTTTACCTTATCTTTTCTCGGTGGCTCTTCTCCCTCCTTGTGAACATAAAAGCCGATGACAACTTGTTCTGCGTCTGTATCATCATGGACATACCAGTCTAATACCTGACCATTTTGCTCTATGATTTTATCTCTGACAGTATCTAAAAGATCACTTAAAGCTGACTGTGTTTCGTTATCTATTTTCATCTTGTGTCTCCTGTTTTTTTAAAACCCACTGACCATTTTTTCTTTCTACCTTATCTTTTAAAGGTCTGCTGTTTCCTCCAGTGTGTGACATACTCTTGAATTTGCTCTTTCTAGGTTTGCCCTCTATCTGTTTTTTAGCCATTGTCCTTCTTCTCCATAAATTTGTATCTAGGAAGTGTGATAGGTCTTGCTTCCCTATCTTTCCTATCTAGCATTTGTAGTTCGTATTTCCACCTAGCTTTTGTTTTGTAGTTTTTTTCTACCATTGTAATTCTCCAACATAACGAAAATATTATTTTCCCATTTCTTTGTGGGCTTGATCTCTTTTTTCCTACCTATAATTTTTGTTTTAGCCATTCTCTAAACCCTTTCCCCTCATGTTTCTTATCTCGATACTGTTCTGATAAGTAGGATTCATCAGAATAATTTCGCAACCTACCAAGAACATCGTCTTTATAAAATCCTCTGTTGTATGCGTCATCGCCAAATGCTATCTCGTAAACTTCTCTGATAAACTCTAACATCTCAGGAGCAGTTCTAAACTCTCCATATATCTCAGCTCTTTTCTCTATTGTTTTCCTACCCTCTAAATCTAAGGGGTGATGTTCATATTTCATGTCTTTATCCTATATAAAAATTTAGTTCCTTTAATCCCACTATACCTTAACCTAAAATAGTATGTCGTCTGCCCTATCATGTGATACAAAGCATGGATATAACCAATATCATAAAATATATCCCTTGTCGACATATTTTTGTAATCTCTTCTTAGATCGCTAATATAAGAAGCTAACAAATCTCTTATCTCTTTTTCTGTTTTCATTTCATCTCCTATGTTGCGAATTGGCTTTATAGGATTGGCTCGCAACTGATTTTCCCTATACTTTAACTACACTTAAACTAGTATTGCCATTGTGCAGACCAACTCTGTCCGAAAGCTACTGGGTTTTGCAACATTACCAATCGTGACCATTCACTTTCGTATAACTCCCAGATAGTAAGTAAATTGCATATCAAGTGCGACTTGATGTAGTATCTTTTCTAAACACTTACCAACAAATTTCAGTGTCCTTACTACTGGGTAGCCTAGCTAGGCTAATTCTTTAGAGAGCTAGACGCTTATTGCCACCATTCAACAGGCAATCTTTGGTTTCTCTTCTAGCTCTCGTTTCTGTGATGTAGGCATTGATAGGATATCTTTTTGGGAATGTTTTAATGGGTTTTCGCCTTTTTTTAAGGGTTACACCACAGACTTTCACTGCCTTATGCCCAACCTACATCACTCTCTTTGCTAGTTTGTGTGGGGAAGGAAAATAAGGTGGTAAAAATAATAAAAACCCACCTGTAAAAAACCACACTTTACTAGCTAAGAAACTCAATCTCTTTTCTCCTCTTCATATTTCTCTTTTAGGATCATTTTTATTTTCTCTAACCTTTTATTTGTTTCTGCATAATCAATGTTCATTTTCAAATATAGCTTAGATATTTCTTCTGAACAAGATTTAATATCTCTTGTTAATTTATTTACACCTAAAATTGTTTTTAAAAAAGTAATCATGTTTATCCTTTTAAATTAGCCATTTACTAATGTCAAATCTTTTTTTAACTTTTTTTATTTGACTATAACAGTATATGAATTAAAATATATAATACTCCCTAATATTATTATGTTTATTTAAAAGCTAAAGCTTATTATATAGATGTAATTATATATGTCAAATATATTTATTAATTATTTTTTAGGAGGGAATATGAAAATAAATTTTACTAGACTCGTTATGCTTGTAGTGACAATACAAGTTACAATTCTGTCAGTCGTATCTCAGTTGCTTGGCTGACAAAAATGATTGCTGACAAAAGGTGACAAAATGGCTGACAAAAGTAAATGAAAAGTTATACTGCTCAATCTGATATTTGCAATTTATTGTTTTTGTGTTGACACTGACATTCAGTTAGTCCATACTAGGACAAACAAGCGAATGAAGATTCGATTGCAGATAACTTCGGAGTTAGAAAATGATTACTGATGTCATACTACAGTTAGCCCCACCGCCTAGTCAGGAGGGAACAGCATTACGATATGACTGCCCTTTCTGTGATCATAAAAAAACTCTCTCTATCAGAAACAACAATGGAACTATCCTGTATCACTGCTTCTCTGCATCTTGTGATGTAAGAGGAAAGGTGTCTGACAGGAAAGAGCTGACATTCAGCAAACCCAAAACACTTGCTGACAAACCTGTTCCTCTTGACTCACGTAGTTTTGTGCCCCTAAGTAGAAACTGCAAGGCACTCGACATGGTGGTCAAGCGGAACAGTTATGAAGCTTACCGAAAAGGTATTGCTGACATCCAATATGATGTTAGGCAAGACAGGGTAGTCTTCATGGTAAAGAAAGATGACAAGGTCGTTGACGCTGTGGGTAGGAAATTATCTGACGCTGACAAAAGACCTAAGTGGTTTCGTTATGCAAGGAGCAAACATCCATTCGTTTGCGATGCACAAACTGACAGTGACAAAGCTGTTTTGGTTGAAGATTGTTTTTCTGCATGTGCTGTTTCTCAAGTCCACACTGGGATTGCACTGATGGGAACAAATCTTCCAAATGACTACTTGACAACCCTCAAGAATTACAGTAAAATAATAATAGCATTGGACAGAGATGCTTCAAAAAAAGCTGTTGAACTAACTAAACACATTAGGTTAGTGGTGCCAGCTTCTTTGACTTTTTTGGAAAAGGATATTAAAAATATGGAATTAAATAAAATCATGGAGATACAATGACAAGTCAAGCGAAGCCACATACAGCACCTACAAAGAGATTTGACAGGCAACTGTTTAATGCAAATGATCCTCAAACAAGAGAGTCAGCAAAAAAATTATTACCACCAAAATTAAAAGAAATACTAGGACTAGATGAAGAGCCTGTCTTGGAAGATAATCCAAAGGCATATGGCATTGATCTTATCTGTGAAAAACACAACCTCAGTGTTGAGGTAGAGACGAAGCATGGTTGGGGCTCTGGTAAATTCCAGTGGGGCGACATGCACATACCTAGACGAAAGTTTAGATATACAAAAATCGATGGTGAAGTTTTCTTTGTCGTGTTTAACACTGACAGAACACAAGCTGGTATAATGACGAAAGACTCTGTTAAGAAAGAAAGAGTAGTTAATAAATTCAATAGGTTATCGAGGTTGCATGAGGATTACATCTCGGTTCCTGTTTCGGAGATTATATGGGTGTAGCATGCAAAATCAATTACCAACAGATTATCAAAATTTTATTCACAAGTCTCGTTATGCTAGGTGGCGAGAGGAAGACGCAAGAAGAGAAACTTGGACAGAGACAGTTACAAGATACTTTGACTACCTAGAAGAACATCTAAGAGACCAACATGGTTATCAGATTACAACTGACCTGAAGAACAGATTAGAAGATAGGGTTATCAATCTTGAGATCATGCCTTCTATGAGAGCACTGATGACAGCAGGACTTGCACTAGATAGATGTAATGTAGCAGGTTACAACTGTTCCTACTTACCAGTCGACAGTCAAAGATCGTTTGATGAATGTCTTTACATTTTGATGTGTGGAACTGGTGTAGGATTTTCTGTAGAAAGAAAATACACAGATAAACTTCCCAAGGTAGCAGAAACACTTAACCCTTCAGAAACTAAAGTGATAGTGTCTGACTCGAAAGAGGGTTGGGCTAGAGGCTACAAAGAACTTATATCATTGTTATACACAGGGCAAGTACCACAATGGGATTTGTCTCGCCTACGCCCTGCAGGTGCTAGGTTGAAAACATTTGGTGGTAGATCATCTGGTCCAGACCCACTTGACGATTTGTTCAAGTTTACAGTAGAAATTTTTAAAAAATCTGCAGGTAGGCGTTTAAAGCCCATAGAGTGCCATGACATCATGTGTAAGATAGGATCAGTGGTAGTGGTAGGGGGAGTCAGAAGATCGGCTCTAATAAGCTTATCTGACCTTGACGACCAAGAGATGGCTTTAGCTAAGTCTGGTGAGTGGTGGAATGATGAAGGGCAAAGAGCATTAGCAAATAACTCTGTGTGTTACAAAAATACACCACCTATAGGTATTTTTATGAAAGAGTGGCTAAATCTCTACAACTCTAAGTCAGGAGAAAGAGGAATATTTAGTCGAGATGCGTCTGTTAGACAGGCAAAAAAGAATGGCAGAAGAAAGACGAAATATGATTTCGGAACTAACCCTTG